CGCTTATACACATTTAATATATATAAAATTATCCCTATATAGTGAAAAAGTGCGATCAAAAGAGTTATTTTTGTTATCAAATCCCCCGGAGTCAGTCTGGGAGCGACTTCTAGCCGATAACAAACTGATAACAAAAATGTTATCGATAACAAAATTTTGTTATCAGAGCGTGAAAACCATGCCTAGACTACGTTTGAGGATCTTAGGGTTTTGTTATCGCCCCGGAGTCAGAAAAGTGTCATTAAAACTAAACCGTTTAGTCTAGAAATGGGTATTTTACACGTGATCGTTTCCCCGGCATGGTAAGATTACAAAGGATAGCCTAATAAGTTTTCCTCTGTTAGTTACAGATGCTCGTAAGAGCATCTTTCCTAATGTTTGTATTCAATATACACATCGACTCTCCAAAGACCTTGGAGGCGATTCTAGACCGACTACAGGAGTTAAATAAAACCATGTCCGAATTATTCGATAAGGTTGTCGAACTTGAAACCAAAGTAGACGCTGAAATGGTTCAAGGTGAAGCTGTACTAGTACAAGTTTCTGCATTGACCGAATTATCTACCGCGCTACAAGCTGAAGTGGAACGCCTAAGCGAATTACTAGCAAGTGTTCCTGACGCGGCTGAACTGCCCGCAATCATCGAAGCACTGGATAGAATCAGTGTAAAAGTCATGGGAATCATTCCTGACGCACCTGCTGAATAACTTAAAAGTTATCCTTCCCACCTTTCTATTTTCCCCCCGGAGTCATTCCAGATTGACTTCGGTTTTTTTTATCTTGACATCTGTTACTGTTTTTACTGATGTTTATTTAAATCTTATTTGGTTATAATCATTTTAACCAGATTTGGTTAAAAACATGAAAGCATTAAAAGTAATATCTGCGTCACTTTTAAGTGCAAGTATGGTGATTACAGGATCATCAGCGATCGCACTTAATAAAGATTTAGATTTGTTTACAAACCCGGAAATAAACGCACCTACACAGGAACAGCGCAATTACTGGAAAGGTTCGAGTTTCTATCTGGTGGATAAAAACCTCCAAAACTGTTCTTCAAAAGCGGCTAGATGGCTTTTTCTTCAACTAGGAAACAGAACACCATATAGAAATGGTAAAACCCATTTCTATATTGGCGGTAGAAAAAATAGTCGTAGTTGTTACGCGGTCACTTGGAGATAACAATGATTGAACTATTAGTAGCATCTCTAATCGCCATTGAACCCGCTCCAGCATTACCATTAGGTGTTTATCGAGAAGAAAGCTTCCTAGCTGTTACAAGAAATTACAGAGAATGCCAGATAATAGCTAGACAAGAGTATGTTAGGCGCAACCTAAAATCACCTTGGGGACAACCTATTTATCGTTTTTATAGTGAATCTAAAAGTTGCTTTTTAGTCACTTATCGAAAACGCACAAACGTACTAGATAGGAATTCACAATAGTAGGAAAAAGTTTATCTCCCCGGAGTCAATTTTACATGACTTCGGGTTTTTTGTTGCATATCAAAAGTGATTAATATATAATATATACACAACCCAAAAAACGCAAACCTGCTTAACCAGACTCGCGTTTATTATCATTTGGGGTTGATGAAAAGAACAAAAACACCAACATTAATAATTTAACACATAATTAATAATGATTCAATGGTGATTTCCTGATCATCAATAAAATGATATATCAAATAACAAAGGATAAACAGATTTTATGTCATTTAATTTCGATGCACCAACCGCACCCGCCGTATTTTATCGTTCATATAGTCGTAGATTACCAAACGGTCGTAGAGAAGATTGGAAAGCAACCACGGAGCGCACAGTTAACGCTTTAGTTGAACTAGGGAAACTTTCCTTAGTAGAAGCTGAGTTATTAAAAGAAATGCAAACGAAACTTATAACTATGCCTAGTGGTCGCTGGTTATGGGTAGGGGGAACAGATTGGGCTAAAAATCCTGAGAATTTTTTTGGTACTTATAATTGCTCTTCTACTGATATTGATACCGTAGAAGCGTTTGGTTACTTAATGAATCTTGCAATGCAAGGATGTGGAACAGGATCAATTATGGAAAATTTTCATATTGAAAAGTTACCAGTTATCAAGAATCGATTAAATACTACCATTATTGGCAAACCTGGAGATTTACCGGAATGGGAACGCAGAGATAAAACCGAGTTACATTTCGGTGACACCACAGCAACTATAGTTGTAGGTGATAGTCGTGATGGGTGGGTAACAGCTTATACTACTTTAATTCATTTAGCCGCTACCGATTTAGTAAAACTTTCCGGTGTAAATGTCGATGTACGGGGAGTTAGACCCAAAGGTGAGAGATTAAAAGGTTTTGGTGGCGTGGCTAATCCCATCAAACTTGGTGAAATGTTTGTGAGAGTTGGTAAGATTCTAGATAAAGCTCTTGGTCGTCGTTTGACATCTGTCGAGTGTTGTTTGTTGGCAGACGAAGCCGCTTCAGCAGTAGTTGCTGGAAACATTCGTCGTTGTCTTCCAGAAAATGCTTTAGTTCATACATCAAAAGGTTTAGTTCCCATCCGTGATGTACAAGTAGGTGATTTAGTACAAACACCTTTAGGTTTCAGGAAAGTCACAAATAAATTTGATCAGGGATTTCAAGATGTCTACGAAATTGAAACTAATTCTACTTATCCTAGAGCAACTTTAAATCACAGACTAGCTGTATTATCTGACGCTAAAGGTGGCTATATTTGGAAAAAAATTCAGGATATCTTACCAGGAGACAGACTATTACATAATAAACAGATTTTACCTGGTACAGTTACTTATTTACCACCTGACTTTACTGAAACCAGACCTATTCAAAGTCGTACAGCTAAAACCTTTGTTGTTCCAGAACTAACACCCGAAATATCATGGTTAATAGGCTACACACATGGTAACGGTTATATAGCTATTGGTCGTAATAAATACGATAAACCATATGGTCGTGTTGAATGGTCTATGAATAGTTCCCAACCGGAATTAGCACAAAAAATACAAAACAAGATAGATTCCGTTTTAAATATGTTTGGTCTTACTGCTAAACACGGTATAGTTAAAGGTGAAAATACGGCTAGATCAGTTTGCTCTTCTATAAGATTGGCTGAGTATTTCTATCACAACATCAAAAAACCGAAAGTCACCTTATCAGTACCAGATTTTATACTTCAAGGATCTGTTGAAATTCGAGCTTCTTATTTAGCGGGATTGATGGATAGTGATAAAGCATTAAACAATAGACCGCCACATTTAGTTACATCCGTATATCCGACTTTCATTAGGGAAGTAGGGGCGGTTTTATCTAGTTTGGGTATAGCTGGTAGGTTGAGTATAACTCAACCCCAAAAATCAAATTGGCAAGCAAAATATAATCTGACACTACCAGCTTTAAAAGATTCCTATAACAACATTATCTCTATACATTCAGTAAAAGGAGAGTTGAAAATAGGCAACAAAAATTTTGATTTTACGATACCCAAAAATATGTTATTGAAACAGCACTCTTATAGTGAAATAAGAGAAATGGGTTTCAACACATCTATTTCCCATGATGCCAATTATGAAAGTTACATAGCCGAGTCTGATATAACATTAGATATTCCTGTGACTGTTAAAGCATTGGGGAGTTATGACCACATACAAACTTATGATATCGAGGTAGAAGAAACTCACTGTTTTTATTGTGATGGTTATTTAACACATAATAGCGCGTCTATACATCAGTTTTCAAAAGAAGATCATGAAGCTGCTAACTCCAAAGACAATCTCTGGATGCAAGATGAATCTGGTAAATGGTCAATAGATCCTGAGCGCGACGCTTTACGGATGGCGAACCACACCAGAGTCTACCACACCAAACCTACCTACAAAGAGTTATTAGACGCTTGTACGAAGCAATATTACAGTGGTGAAGGGGCAATCCAATTTGCACCGGAAGCGATCGCGAGAGCAAACGCCGATTTGCTTATCAGTGACGCTAGACGTAGGCGTTTTATAGAATTATATGTTTCTTCCCCGGAGTCAGCCCGGGATTATTTGGCGTTACTTTCGAGTGACTCCGGGGCAGATGAGAAACTACTTGATGATCGTATGGGTAGGTATGGCTTGAATCCTTGCGGCGAGATAGTAATGCGCAATAATTTGTGCAATCTCGGTGAAGTACACTTAAACCAGATAGACCCAGGTGATATAGAAGAACAAGTAAAAGCTTTCAAATCTGCGGCGATCGCGGTCTGTGCGCTCCTACACCACGAGTTCCCCATTGAAAGGTATCAATACGCCAGAAAGGTAGATCCTATTGTTGGCGTATCATTTACGGGGGTGTTCGACTTCTTTGTTAAAAAGTTTGGCGCGGAATGGTTGCAATGGTGGGAACAGGGAAGATCCGACAATCACCCGAAAGCTAATTATTTTGCAATTGAAGAGATTGAATGTTTATCTTTTTGGAAAGATATTGTAGTTGACACCGTACAAGATTATTGCCATAAACAGGGCTTGAAAGTTCCAAACCGTTGCACAACGTTGCAACCAGCCGGATGTCTGGATAAAACAGCCTTAAGAGTTTTTGATCAGGGTCTAATTTACGCAGATGAAATTGTGAACCCTGGTTCGGGAGAACATGATGGTATCGACTTATCTGTAAGAAATGGTATTAGCACCAATAAGGTTATTGCTAATCAACCTCTCAACTTAGTTAAAGTTACTTTATCTAATGGTAGAATTTTGAGGATGACACAAAACCATAGACTATCAATAAATGGTCAATGGGTTTACGCATCCGATATGCAACCAGGAATGAAAATTGATTATTCTTTGGGTGAATACAATAAAGATTCCGAAACGTCTTTAATTCCTTTGAATTATGGTGATTATACTAGAGAGTTTAGAGCTTTAGAAAAAGGGCATTCTCGTGGTGTTCTAACTCAGACTATCAAAACACCTTCTACAATCTCACCTGATTTAGCATATTTTCTAGGTTGTTTGTTTGGTAATGGTTGTCTATCACCTTCTAGCACAAGAGTTAGATTTTCTCACGGACACGAAGAAATTCTAAACAGATTAAGTGATTTGGGATTAAAACTTTTCGGTATCAGAGGTATTATTTCGGATGATTCTCGCGGACAAAAAAAAGAATTGACTTTTGGTTCTAAACAGTTATTCGATTGGTTGATAATGAATAACTTGTCTAAAAAATCAAAAAGTAAAGAATTAGATCGTATACCCTACGCGATTAGAACATCATCTAGAGATAGTATATTGTCTTTCTTCTGTGGATTAATAGACACTGACGGTTGTGTAAAAAAGGCTGGTAGTTTGTCTATAGATTCGGCAAGTGAAAAGTTTCTCAGAAATTTACAACAAATAGGGGAAGCTGTAGGTTTATCTTTTTCAATTTTCCATAATACCAAAGGGGAAAATATGCAGGCTGAAAAAGATATGCACGGTTTATGTTTAAGTAGAATGGTATCGACATCTTACGCAATTGAATATTTAAATCTTAACAGTTTTAAATGTTCGGTAAGACCTTTACCGAAACTTAAACGTAGATTTAAGTTTGACCCTTATAAAATCGTTAGCGTAGATTTTGAGACAACACTTGATTATAGTTATGATTTTGCTGTAGACGGTTCAGATGATAATGATTCTTGGTATTGGCAAGGTTGTTTAAAATCACATAACAGCAAATCTTTATTAACAGGTGCTAGCCCCGGATGGCATCCTCCAAAAGCAGCTAGATATATTCGTAGAATAACTTTCGGTAAAGATGATGCGATCGCGTTAGCACTTAAGGATTACGGGTATAATATTGTACCCAGTCAATCGGATAAAGACGAAAACGGTCAACTTTTAGAAGATCCGTTTGACCCTAGATGCACCGAATGGTTAGTCGAAATCCCGGTAGAAATGCCTTGGGCTAACTTGGAAGGGTGTGATCAAATCGACATATCCAAGTTTTCAATCGAAGCTCAGTACAGTTTCTATATGCAAGTACAGAAATTCTACGTCACTCATAACGCATCTGCTACATTAGAAATAAGAGAGCATGAAATTGAGACTTTAGCAAAGCTTCTTTACAAATCTATACATAACGATGAAGGTTATGTTTCTGCTGCTGTTTTAGCTAGATTCGATTCCCTGGAAACTTTCCCTCGGCTACCATTTGAGCCTATATCGAAAGAGGTTTATGACAAAATGGTTTCTGAGGCGATATCTAGGAGAAAAGGACAAGACTTTTTAGAATTACTAAGTCAACATGATTTACATGAAATGGAAGCTTTCGCGCAAGGGAGCGCGGCTTGCGACTCGGATAAATGTATGATGCCAGAAAGGAAACCATAGTTGCAGTAAAGTGGCTTTACTATAAATCCCCCGGAGTCATGACTAGCGATCGCCTGTTGACTCCGGGGGATTTTTAATTAAATTGACCTGATAGTAAAGATTCTATGTATTGGCGTATAACTAATTCCGGGGCTTCTATATGTAAATGTACTCCGGTGCTAGTTGGGCCAACGCTTGCTTGAGTGCCAACAGAAGCTCCCCGATAAACCGTGTCATCAACTTTTACTTTTATATTGCTTAGGTGCAACAATTTGACTTCAGTCTCACCATTTTGTATTTTAACCATACCGTTAGCACCACCGACAGCAGTTATTTTACCGCTAATTGGGGATGGGACGGGAACGTTTTGATTACCATTTTTGGATAAGATAATATCGTAGACAAGTTGTGATGGTCTACCCTTCATGAAACTGACACGACCCGTTTTAGTGTTGCTTGGTGCTGGTCTATAGTCGGTGTAGTTTCCCGTACCACGCCAATGTTCTTTGAGGGTATCGAAAGACGTTACAGCGTTCCCGTTAGAATCGACTATTTTATAAACACCCACATTACCCACTCCAAACTGATTAAGTGTTTCAAAATCAGTTTGGGATAAATTACTGTTGTTTTCACCACCTAAATTTACAGCTTTAGGTGCTACCGGAACATAACATTTTAATCCGCTTGATATTATACCTTCATTCCAAGCATGATTTACGGATTCAATAAACCAAGATTTATTACTAATGAAAGGTAGTGATTCAGCAATAAATAGCGGTGTGTCAGGTGTCAAATTCTCCAGATCACTCTGAGTGGTGTATAGGGAAACTTCTATTTGATATTCCTTGACCGAAAGATTGTCCGGTCGTGGGTTCTCGTAGATTCTACCTGACTGGGAAGTTGAAACTACATCAACGCCAACAGTATAAGTTTTCGTGTCATTACCAGCGTCTCGTTTATTGTCTTGACCATTTTTGATTAACGCACCGGAGTCAGCATCAATCAGTGTAGAAATTCTCCCCCCATGATGCTCAATTTTATTAGAACTTCCTTGCGCGTCTGTTTGGGCTATATCAACTACTTGTAGTGATCTGATATTTTCCCCAATTGCGATCGTATAACCACCCTGTGAACCCAGAACAGTTTTTTTGTATATCTGCAATAATTTACCTACTGTTCGCAACCCATATCCTTGCTTCGTAGCTATTCTTTCTAACATTTGCCAGTCTGTTAGACCTACTTGTGAAAGTGAATCTATATATTCACCTTCACCGTCCATGGACAATTCTAAATTGTAACGGCGAGCAATAATGTTAGCTAAACCTTTTAGGGTGACTCCGGTGTAACGGGTATTTTTTATGCGACGGTTAAGAACCCATGCAATTGATTGACCAGTAAATTCGGTAGTTCTTGAAATTTGATCGTGACGTGTACCGGTATGTAAAAAACTGAATACCACTACTCCGGTGCGATCCACGGTCATTTCTACAGTGATTTGAGTACCTTTTGCGGAAACTTCGGGTACTTTAATAAGAGGTGTGGAGTTTTTAGCGATCGCGATTGATTCGGCTGTCGATTCTTTGGCGGTCTCTTTTGAAACCGATCCGGTTCTACCCTCGCTCATGATTTCCAATTTACAATTCAGTATGCCAGCGTCTATGGCGTTATTTGTTTCATCTGAAAGTGATCTTGCCGCACCATAAGATAAATCTAACTGCCTACTACCTGAATATGGCCCGCGATCATTAATCCTGACAATGACTGATTTATTATTGGTTAACCATGTCGCTTTTACTAAAGTCCCGAATGGTAAAGTCTTATGAGCGGCAGTGAAATCATTAGGATCAAATATTTCTCCGTTTGCTGTTTTTTTTCCGCCGAAACCATCGTTAAAACCATAAAAACTAACCTGTGCGCTATTACTTAGCACACTTTTCACCAATGTCTGGTTCGGCGTGACTATCCCCCCGGAGTCAGCCTTTGGGGTTTGAGGGGATAATTCTACCGCACTTTCTTGTGATTTGTAAAAGTTTAAACGTGTGTTGTAATAATCGACAAAAGCGTCTAGAGACAGTCCATGTTTTGCTTGTCCGTAATAACCGAGCGGGTTGTCTTTGCGAGGGATTGCAGCCCATTCTTTAGCTGATATGTGTAAAGCTTCTTTAATATCACCAGTCTTAATATACGGTAAAACACCTCTTTTAACTTCTAATTTGTAATAACCGATTAAGTCTTGGTTAGCTGGTGTAAAATTATTTATTTGAGAATATTTTTGTTTAGCTTCGTTGTATCCTATATCATTTGATTGATATCTTCCTATATACCTCCTGCCATAAGGAGGATATCCTGCTTCAGTTTCGGCAACAGATAGAAATTTACCATTTTCTAGGGATATTGAGTAATAACCTTGTAGTGACGTTTCAGTTCCAGGGGCAACTTCTTTCCAAGCAACGGTATCTAAAAATGCTCTTATTTCTGGTGTAAAAATCCCCCCTTTAGATACTGTTCCCCCTCCTGCGTCAATATCTGTGACAACATTATTACTATTTTCTGTTGTTGTTTCGTAAAATTCATTTGGTAATTCTATTCCGTTTGTCACGTAGCTAGCTGATATATACTTATCCGCATAGTATCCGTTCGGATCATAAATACTGAAAACACAATAGTTTTGCTTTTTACCTTCACCTATCGTTACATTAGCACCAACCAATTCTTTACCTGTGGTGAAAGTATCATTGCCAATATTGATACTTATATATGGATCTTGAGTCATATTAAAACTGTTTTATTTCGTTTTAGTGTCATCAAATTTGAAATTTATGATCTTATTAACACATTCTCTAATACCTTTAGAAAATTCATCTTGTGAGTTTTCTCCTATTCCAGCAAAATCTAAAATTGATCCTTTAACATCTTTTATTATTTGTTTACCTTGAGGCGAGTTAACTATGTACTTAACAGCTTTTTCTTGTAATATTTTTTGATCAGGTATTTTTAAACCACTTTTAGAAAGTTTATTGATGTCTATAGGTTTTTGAGGATCTATCTCATTAACTTCTGCAACTATCTGCCATGCAAAACTATCACCTAAATATTCTGTTGCTAATTTATTGAGAGTTTTACCTTGTTGATATTCGACATTATAATAATCACCTTTCTGCAATTGTTCTATTATTTTTTGATTACCTCTAGTTAAAATGGAATCTGTCGTATTAGGTTTTATTCTAGGATCATTCTTGTTAAAATCTTCCCCTGGTAAAATCTCACCCCAATACTCTGTACCTTCAAAAGTTTCACCCGACATAAATTCTTGCGTTGTCATAATTTAAATAGCTGGTACAAAAATATTACCGTTATAAATACCTAAATTGATAACACTACCATTAGTAGAGTTAATTAAATCAACTGATCCAGTATCTTTATTGATTTGTATTGACGCTTTAGGATCATTTAAAACATCTCTAGTTTTTTTAGCTAGCAACGTTTTTTTAACAGCTAAATATTTATTAACTGCTGTTTTACCGTCTTCTATTTGCTTACCGCTTAAAGCTTTCTTTAGTGTTGGTGTAGGAGTATTGATAATGACTCCGGGAATTTTACCCGTGGCGGTAGATATAGTTTTCTTGGCTTCGTTTATTGCACTACTAGGTGTGATCGCGGGAACTTCTTTAAGCGTTATAGACACCCTGGCTTTACTTGGTTTTCCGTCTATGACTTTGGTTACAGTTGTTTGTATGCTTGTCAGCACGCACACACCGAACCTATACGAACCCCATCTAAAATATAAACGTTTAGGATAAGATACTAGCCCGTTTTTAGTTGTAGGTACTCTTAACTCTATTAAACGATTTAGAAGTAATTCTATACTTTTACTCTCTTCATGTGAATCTAGAATCATTTCGGGGATTGTCATAGCGATGTTTCCGCCACTAACAAAATTCACTTGATTCATGTTTGTGTATGGTATTTGAGTCTCCCTATATTCAATTGGTAATGACCATTGAATAGATTCAGGATTCATTAAAAATGAGTAAACGGGAACTCCTTCATATAAAAAGTTTTTGTTTTGCTCCGGTGTCCTTTTAGTTCTATTATTTATGTCAATTTCTTCTACCAATTGTGCAAATTGGTATCCCGTTCTTTTTATTGATGGTAATCCATCTATAACAGCTTTATTTCTATAAAACATAGTAAAATTTAATACTCATGTAATAATTTTAACATGACTTCGGGAACACGGTAAAGTGACTTTATTTTGACCTCTCCCCTGGCTAAAGCCGAGGGGATTCTAAACTGTTGCTACGAGGGAGGCTAAAGCCGTCCCTCTCCGCTTTTTAGTTTTGGTTTCCCAGATACGAAATCTGGTAATGCCCCCGGAGTCATCCTTAGATGTTTTCGAGTTTAGCTTGTTGCCACCAAATATTTAACGCGTTTGTGACATCGTTTGCTATATTTGCATTGCTGTTTCCGTTTACTATCACTGTGGGATTAAAACTATAATTATTACCCATTATCCCTTGTTGACTCCGGGGGATAATCATTTCACTATTATTGGCTAGTGCTAGTTTAGAGCCTGTCGGCATGGCTCTAGATTCCCGGTTAACAGCATCCATGAAACCATAAGGATCATTTCCAGAAGCGAAAGAGGGGAATTTAAAAAACGCGTGAAAGGGATTTATTAGTGGATTTGTTAGTAATCCTCCTACACCAAATTTGACTATATTACCTGCACCTTTACCTATAGCCTTACCTGCATCAAAATTCTCTCTACTTCCTTCCTCCTGTTGCAAATTAAAGAATGTGGCGATCGCATCTAGAACAGGTTTCATAGAACTGAAAATTGAATCAAAACCGTCAGCAATGGGTGATAGCGATTTGCCTATCATCACCAGGACTTCATTGAAACCGTCCATCATTAAACTGGCAGGTTCTAATCCTTCCAGGAATCCTTCCCAGAAACCATTAAAAAACATTCCTAATGGCTTCCAGTATTTCCACATCGTATAACCTGCCAGTGCAATCGCCCCTACAACCCCGGCTACTACCCAAAACACAGGATTGGCGGCTAATGCTACTAAACTAGTGCTAAAGGCTTTTATGCCAGCTCCTAAACCTAAGAAACCATTAACAACTGTAGTAGAACCAGACGATATTAATCCCCCTAACCCTTTCATGATGTTAGCAGGATTTATCATACTACCAATAACACCTGCCCCCGGTGCTAAAAAACCTAAACCTACCCTGCCTAGAATTCCCCCTACACCATTAGTAGCAATATTAGCAATTGTTGAAGCTGTTGCTTTTGCTAGTCCTATAGTCGCCAATACAGTCAAAGCTGTACTCAAGCCATAGACAAGTGGTGCTAAAGGTGATAACACCATAGCAAGCATATTTAATGGCTTCAGCACGATTACAGCAACATCCATTGCTGTTTTAAGAGTGATTAGAAAACCGTCCGCAACACCTTTTAAAAACTGAAAAAATAACCCAAAAATTCCTCTAGGATTGAACAATTCTTTAAACAATCCGGTTAAAGATGATATGACGTTGTTATCAGCTTCCCCAAATATTTCTCTTGTAAAAGAAAATATTCCTATATCACCGAAAAATTGTAACATGATCCGGCTAAAAATGCCGCCTAAACTATTACTATAAGCACTTATAACATCTTCACTGATTGCAGCGTTGGCTACACGTTCCAAGAGTTTTATTCTTTCATTCCTATCTAATTTATTGAATATGTCAACACCACCAACGTTAGCTACTTCTTGATTGAAAGCGCGTGACATTTGAGGAGAGTTTCTTAATACTTCCAGCCTATTTAAATGTTTATAGTCACTACTTAAAGCATTGCTCAGAAATGATGCTCGTTGATAATTTGTTACACCGCTAATACTGCCCATTAATACTTGTAATCTACCTATCATGGTGGCGGTTCGTGATAACGACCCATCAATATTATCTTTATCATATAATGCACTTAAGATGTCATCTCCATAAGCGGCTCGAAACTGTGAACCTAATTGTTGAAAAGGTAAAGATGCGTTTTGAGATTGGAAAATTATGTTAGATCGTTTTGCTAGTTTTTCAGCTTCACCAAAAGATATATTCAATAAACCTTGATAGGCAGAAGCTGTACTTATTAAGTCGTTTTGATAATCTATAGCTCTTCCTATTTCATCACCAATAGCTCTAAAAGCTCTCACACCTAAATAATAGATAGTATCAAAGGCTTGATCCCATAACGACATACTAAATGCGCCGTTAGAACCAAAGAAAGAGTTTGTTAAATCCTGATTAAAATTTCTAAAACGGTTATTGAAACCATTCATGAAATTATCCATCTGACTGTTAAAAGTGCCTGTCAGTAATTGGAGATTAATAGATATATTCCTATTAGCCATAATAATTCACCATATTATTTTTATAAAATGACTCCGGGGAATTTCTCCCCCCGGAGTCATCATTCAGATTTTTTTTTCATCGATTCTGAAACCTCTTTTTGATAATCATTAAATACTTCTATATAATAATTAATCGATTCAAGAGGTTCTAACATCATTCTATAAAACGTTTCAGTGTAATTACCTCCACATATAGAAAGTATGTTTTTCACAAGTCTTTTGAGTTCTACTGGATCGCCATTAACCATTATCACGTCTGGTTCATCACAGTATCCTACGAGAAAAAAACTTCAGTTAAAATAGAAGTTATCAGCATAACCTCTTCCAGTTTAAATGTGTCTATGACTTTATTAAAACTGTAAATTTTTTCGCCTCGTTTATCACCGTAACCTACAAGTAGATGTGTAATCATTACCACTGCATTTTCAAAGTTCCCTCCGTCTTTATGGTATTTTTTCATATCTCTTTCGATGTTTATCATGTCCCTGGTAGATGGTTTAAGGATGATAATTTCATATTGAGTAATAGGTGATATAAAAGAAATTGCTTCCTTACCACTAGGGGTCAATACCTCATCGACTTTGATGTTTTCTACTTCTCTTTGTCCTACTATTTCCGGTTCTTGATCAGTGATATTAGTATCTTCTAGTTCAATTGGAAAAACATCTTGTTGTGTTTTAATTTTCATAAGACCTCACGGTATGCGGGAAACTCAGTGGCTTTAGCCCTGAGAGGGAAGCGACACGGGCGACTTTAGTCGCATGGAATCTTCTAAGTTGAGTAGTTATATCCATCTTTTCTATGTATGTGCGTACAAGCTTTGTAGCTAATTCCTTGAACCAATCCATTCTTAGTTGATATATTAAAACTTCCTGTCGAACGAGTTGCAATTCTTCCAACATATTCGCCTACTTTTTTACCATTAGTAACAACGGCTCTTACGATGTCGCCCGTCTGAAAACCTTTGACAAATTTGAATCTTGGAACATACCGCGAAGCAAAACCAAATCTATCAGTCCTACATGACTGTCTTGAACCGTGACCGTTAGCTGTAATTAACAATGGCTTAATACCTTTAATTTTGAGAATTGGCGTTGACGTACCAACACAAGCAGCATCAAGCCAATGAGTTTTATCTAATTTCTGTTGACTGCGATTATACTTTGTTAAACCTCCTGAACCCGTTTCTACAGGTAGTCCAGTTTTCTTTAAAACTTCCAGTAATGCAAATCTGGTTGTGTTTACTGCTGCTGCATCAGCTAAGGGTCTTTTAGCTTGTGCCAAGATTTTTGATAGTTTAGATGGGTCTTTTTTGAGGTAGTCTTTAATATCTTTAGTCCCTTTTTTGGTATTACATTTTTCGCAACTTAGAGTCAGATTTGTAATCGAATTACTACCCCCTTTAGAGCGCGGGTGAATGTGTTCAACCTGTAAAGGAACATCTTTAACACCACAATAAGCGCATTGTCTACCCCATTTTTCTAGTAAAAATTCCCTAGTTTCATAGCCAGCAAGAGTACCTTGTTGATACTCTTTACCTTGAATATCTGAATTACGCATTAGCTGCATATCAAAGCGAACTAACTCTTGGCTAATTGCTGCAATTGGTGCAAGTTTGCGTAATTTTTCAACCCAAGCTTTGATATTTTCAATGCGACTTTGTAGGCTAGGTGCTAACCATCCATCTGGACGTGTTCTATTTAAAAATCGTGGTTTTCTGTAACGAGTTTTTCTCGCACGTCTACTTCTTCTTAATTGTCTCCTGGATGTCAAAGCATCTCGAATTGCAAAACCTCTATGCTTTAACTCAGCAGCAAATACAACCTCTCCTGTAGAATCGTTGACCAAAGCAACCCCTGTATATTTTGCACCAGGGTCAACCTTTAATCTCAAAAGGAGATGTGGTGTATCAGGGGATGGTTCTTTCAAAATGATTGTGAACGGAAACCTTCTGAGGATTGCTGCTTTTTTGTTTCGTAACAATTGTCTAGCTTGTGCTGGGTGAATTGGGTCTAATGGTTTTTTGTTTGTATCTAAAACAAATATTTTGGACATAAGTCCCTCCATTTCTGGGTAATGTTAGCTTCGTCAATGTTTTAAGAGCTTTTTCGATTTGCAACACTGTTTCAGTGACTTTAAAACTGTTTAATTGCAAATGACAGAGCAGGGGACTAGCTACGCATCCACAGGGTGTCATGACTCAAAAAACGTAGTCAGCTAAGACTTAGACTGGTCAGTACAGCTTGTTTGATTTCTCTTACAAGCTCAGTCCCTTTAGGGCTGAGTTACTGACTAAGCACCATTAGTTCCCGTGGTAATTGTCTGTAAATCAGGTTCTCTCCACCAGATTGTTGAACCTTGGGAAGAAATATAACCCGGTGATAAAACAGTTTCCAACATGGTAGGAGAATTTCCGCCCGTGTCAATTTCACTTATAAGTGATGCTGAAACAACTACGCAGAATTGAGCTATAACAACGCCGCCTATGTTTTGGCTATAATAACCGTCTCTATACATCGGTTGTATAAAAGCTTCTATGAATTTTCTTTCAGAATTGACTTTAAGTAATTCTGTAAAAAGTTCAGCATCATCTTCTGTGAAAGGTTTACTCAATGTGATATCGGTAAATCTGACACCTCCTGGTAATTTATAAATTATGTTAGTTTGACCATCGGAATAATCAGAAGTTTCATATGTTTTTTCAATTTTACTACACTTAGACCAATAAGACGAATTGATGGCACTTCCGATATTTAGTGTTACACCATAACTATTAACAGAAAAAGGTTGTTTTTGTCTTGTGACCGCCATTTTTATAGTCCTTCTAATAAAATTTTTTTACTAAGATTCCCTGGAATCATGACAAGAGATAGCCTGTTGACTCCGGGGGGAATTATGGTGCTGTTACACTGTCACTAACTTCACCACTGCTAACAGAATCTTGTAAAGCTGTTGTGTCACTAGCAACAGTGATTTGAAGATCACCTATAGCTGTTTGTTTGATATTAATCATCAATCTTTCCAATAAAGTTGCTGGAACAACCCATACAAATAAATTGGCTATACCTTGTTGTAATAAAGCTGGTACTTGCACTGATGTGTCACCTAGAACAGCATAAGCTTCTTGTGGTGATGCTCCGTATAGCAACCCTGATTGCCAGAAAGTATTGAGCAAGTTAATCGCTTTTCTTTGGATATTGTTTAACACCGCACCAGTTCCTCCAATAGCCGAGAAAATTTCAAAATCAAAACCACGATAAAGGCTATTGATGATGATGTTTAAGATCACTCTGGTATTGAGAAAAACTAATAGAGGATCTGCCGACAGTGTTCTAGCTCCCCAAACCACAATCCCATAATTAGGTTTATTTAGAATGATGTTAACACCTTCAGGGTTAGCAACGTTTTGTTCAGACCATGAGGTTTGATAAGCAACATCTTTCACACCTTTAAGAGGGTACAAAGCACCTGCTGGTGGTTCTTCAAAACCATCTCGAACATATCTAAGCAACGCCAAGCCGGCAATACCTGTACTAGGCGGAATTTTAACATTCGTTAGATTCACGACATAAGGGTAGTAATAGCAACTATGCCCCTGTGCAGATGTGTAAGTAGCGGCTTCCGCGATCGCTCTATCAGGATTAGTAATTTCTGTGTGTGTCCCCGGGTCAATTAGCGCAACCCATTGATAACGAGAACCGCTTGCTAGGTTTTCTAGAGCAACTTGAACACTTAACCTATCACTTTTAAGGAATGAAGAAAAAGCTTCGGGAGCGCACACAAAACCCGCTTCCAGAGTAGGATCGAAAGCATTTTGTATGGTGTAAACGTAGTCTGTATAGCTAGGTGATGGAGGTGTGGAAACTACAGCAGCCATTAACGCATTACTTTCACTGACGGTCAATGTTTGCAATGGGTTTTTCGCTTTCAGAATAACGATAGTATTATCTTCAGGATCGATAAATGCCGAAACCTCTTTATTTAGAATTACATCGGCATTTATTAACGCAATAAAATTATTACAGATTTCGGTTATTGTAGGTGTACCAGTCACCACTAAAGTTTTAGTGACACCATTAATAGTGATGGGATATGATCCAGCTGTAGTGTTTAAGATGTCAACATCATACTGGACAGGGATCGCAACGTTAACAAAATATAGATTTCCATATCCTTCAGAATTATCAAAAAATAATCTTACATTATCTGTGCTTGCAGATGTACCATAGATATTGCTAAAATCCGCTAGCGATGATACACGTGTAGGTTTATTTTTAGTAGATGTTGCACCAGTCCCACTAAAACCTACTAGATAACAAGTTCTAAAAGGTTGTATATCTACAGGTCTTGATTGGGTAGCTGTGTAAAAGGCATAAGCACCGGGAGTTCCGATATTCACACCATTAAGAAAATTAGCCATAAAAAAAATATAGTAACTTGCAAGGTACTATAAGTATTATAACATACATTATATATTTATGTAATCACTTAATAGTGATTTTTAATTACGGTAAAGTCACTTTACTATTCCTTTATGAGGTTTAATGGTAAGATATTTATGTATCAACCATCTATGAGCGTTGATACGATAAACATTAACTAAAACTTTTTCACCTGTTAAATGATCATATAAATCACATCTACTTTTTCTATAGCTTGTGTTGTAAATTCTATAACCATAAAAATCGCAAAACTCTTTCAGTGTTGATTGTTCGTTGGGATAACCTTCTATCATTTTCTCATGACTCCGGGGGTATAACTATTAACTCATCAAGTCTATACGAATTTTCATTCCCCGGAGTCACGCTAGGTAAATCCGAGTGATTGACTTCTATATTCAATCCTAGTAATTCAAATTCACTTTCAGGCACTATAGGATCACTCAAAAAGTCATAAATACTTGGCTGTATGTCCGCATAGTCAGTGTTTGTAAATTCATCCGGGGATGATATAAAAGTTACTTCAAAAGCAAACTTTGCTATCACAGACCAACTATTAAGATTTTCTTGTTTGTTCACATCTTCCGATGGTCTCACTTTAAATTCACAGTCGGTTAAATCTATATTTAAAACTTCAAGGTCTATCCCTTGAGGTGATATGAGCAAATATTGTAATCCTTGAGTCACCAAATTTGATAGTTGACTCCGGGGGATTTGGTGATAAGTTTTATAAATTTCCCTATTGAATACCCATGTAATACTGAAAGGATAAATATAAACACATAACAATCGCTTGACCCCAGCATAATCATTCACCCTAGAATCTTTAGAGTAAATCTTAAGTGACTCTGGGGGATATTCAGTAATTATGTTTGATGGGTATGATTTCGATGCAACTATAGGATCATTTTTAAGTGGATCTTGAATACCTTTAGATTGCAACCATATCACACTGTTCAAGTATTGAACAATTTTAGAACTTATTAAGGATGGTTTTACCATATAATTGCTATCATATATTTATTGCTCTTCAGGTGATACCCATGTCTAAGAATTATCAAATCGGTGATGTTCTAGAAGCTGTGACACACACTAACAATAGACCACAACTTTACACGATAAATTTCATAGATGAAAGTTCCATATATTTCGAGAGTGATTCAGGGGAGTTATTCACAGCAACTAGACGCGATCACTACGTCGCACCTCCAATACTCAGGAAAATTTAGGATCTTGTATCATATTCTTTACGGAGGATTAGAGTGTAACTCAATCCTCCTTTGTCATTTATAACGTGCGCTCTACAGTTCAACCCTGAAGTGATTATCCCCCCGGAGTCATAGACCGGATCTAGCCACGCTCTAGTTCTCAATGCCTCCTTAGGTACGTTTCTAGAAACGTTTTTAATATATAAGTCTTCAGCACTAATCATGATATTTGAGCGACTATCTAACGGTAGCCCAATCATTCTATCTGGTACTTGAGATACCACAAGTTTAGGTGTAACTACAAAATATTGGGAAGACTCGTTAGGATACTCAAAAACCAATTGGCGTAATCTTGGATCGCCTAATTCTTCTCTAATACCTATCACTTCTTGTTTAAGGTTTATCAGTTCACTATATAAACTCATAGATTTTCTAAAGCATCTATTACATTATCTATAAATTCTTCTGTCACATCTGGAACAGATTTAAGTGTCATATTTCTACCAGAAAAACGACTAGTGCCATCATCCACATATTTCGCGTAATACTCATCGTTGAAAATACTATCATCATCCCCTTCCCATCTACTTTTTAAATTCCCTGTCCTGACAGGAGTGTAACTAGCGGCAACATCGACACCGAAAGCTATAGTTTTATCTAATGATATTTGAAAAGCTCTATCACGCTCTCTTTGATAAAAAAAATCACCTTCAAAAGTTACAGCGTTTATCATCTAACCGTCCTAGCTGTTAGATAAGAATCGTGTGAACCGCCCCTAGACATTGGTAAAAGTTGCCCTAGATCATTTAAACGTCCTGTGACATCATCACTTGAGACATAGAGATTATCTAGAACTGGTAGCTTGAGCATTCTTGCAAGCATTTTAACATTACTCGAAAGTTCATCAAGTATTTTATCTGTGTAATTCATATTGAGGGTAATATCCTCAACTTTTGACACTTGGTTCTTACTTATAGAATCTTCCCGAAGCTGTTCTAAACGCAAAATCTCAATCACTATTTGTCGAAGCCTGATCACTTCCATTTCATAATTTTGCGTCTCGGTTATCCTCCAATTAAAATCTTGTTGATTCCTGGGAAAACCAATACAATAAGCAATAAACTGTATTTCTTGCTCTTCTAAAGGTGTGCCGGGTAGCACATCACCTATGAACTGATTATAAAAAAGCGTAAGAGGATTTTGTGCTGATGGCATAATTATAGTAAAGTCACTTTACTGAAACTCAAGATCACTTAGAAATAATTCTGTAATCATTATAACATGACTCCGGGTGATACGGAAAACCCCCGGAGTCATGTTTGCGTTTATTCTATTTGTATTAAGAGATAATCTTTCATTTTAAAAGATTATATTCAAAGTATTCTAGACGTTTTTTATATTCCATGGATGTTTGATCGGGTAGAGGGTAATAATCTGTTTTTTTCTTTAATTCTATCTTATCGGAAGTTTTACCTAAAAGAAAATCTATTAATGCTTGTTGAGCTAAAAGATAGTAAGGTTTTATTTGTGAATATTGACCAAATCCCACACCATCAGCTTTTTTACTTAGATGATAGTTTCTGATATGTAAAGCCTCTATATCATCATTAGTTTCTGGAACACCCGACAAAAAAACTCTCATGAATCTATCTAAATCACTATGATTTTCATAGTAATACGCTTTAGCTATTAATGCTCTCAGCATCGCACTAGTATATAGAGCTAAACCCTTATTATATTTACAAGCGAATCTCACACCGTCCTCATATTTATCAAAAAGTTCTAGTATTTTAGATGACGACAATTCTATTTTACTAGATTGGTCTAGTAAAAACATATGATTGACGGTAGATGTCATCTTATCATTTACATCTAATCCTAGTATCTGACCAACATGAGAAGTTTTTCTTTTTAGTCCCGTGTCTAAAACTTGCATGATATCTGTTGGTATATTCCATAAAGTTATAAAGGTTTGGGGAATACCAGATTTGATCACGGAATGACATCTATGTTGTCCGTCGATCATTTTATCGTTTATGTCAAACATTAAAGGTTGTGCATAAGGTTTCCATAAACCGCTTATCATGTCACCCACATACTTGTCTATAGCTGTTTTGTTCACTTTTCTATTATCATTTTGTCCATGCAAAAACTGTTCAGCTAGATCGGGTGTGACTAACATGATTTTTACTTCGATGTTATTAATAGACATTTTTTGTCCTCTGTTAGTGATATTACTATTCACTAAGGATAACATCTCATATAAAAATGTGCAATATTCACTTGTCAGTAAAGTGACTTTATTATATAGGATATTTTCTTATACGGGATAACTTTTTATATGAGATAAAATCCCCCGGAGTGAATCTTACATGACTCCGGGGGATTTTTATATAACAATATATTACTATATCGTTATGGGATAGAATTCTTGATATCCTCTAGTTTTGTGATACCCACAATAGGATCGTAACAAACTAGCTGGCAAGCTACACTTAGTTCAAAAGATAACAAATCTGGATGCTCATCACTGACATCAGCCAGACGTACCCAGAGAGTGGATTCACCCGGAGTCATTCCGGTTTCATCCGTATATCGTAGGGGGATATATTGAATTTTCTCGTTGTTCCTGTCTGCATTGCTTTGGTCAAAGCTATACAGAGCAAAACGCCGAAGATCCAATAAGAATGCCGTATTAGCGGGACAATCAACGTCTGAAATAACGGGAATACCTTGCACCAAATACTTAACATATGGTTGTAAGTCCTTTGACATCGATGTAAAGTCATTGTTTTGGTTAGCAACGATAGAACCGTATAAAGTGCGTAAAACGGTGCGCTCAATAGGATCAGTGGTGACAATGACTAAGTTACCGTTTTGATTTCCCCGGTAAGTTGCCCCGTTTGTTCTACGGGTAGTTAAGACGCTATCAAGACGAGCTTGTGTCAATGCTTCAGGTGTTCCGGGAGCTGCTCCCTGTGTCCGGGTAGCTCTCCAACGTGTGTAAGTTGCTCGGTTAATATTTGCATAAGTACCTGTGGCGGGGTTAGCACCGACAATGTTATTTAATCCAACTACACCAAAATTAGTAGCATCGGCGACACCTGAACCAGTATATAAGACGCTGTTGATACGCTTTACAAGTACATCAAAAGCATCTTCCAATTCTGTTTGTACAGGATCAGAAACCGCCGAAATTTTACCTGTACTGGCAGCGTTGACAATCTCATCCTTGCCTACTTGGAACTTATGTTTAAAGTAGTAATCAGGAATACTCATAGATGCGCCTACAA